GGGTAGACAGGGCTTAATCTTCGGTTCTTACCCTGGATCTAAAACGTCCCAGGAAGGGGAGTATACATTCACAGGAAGCCTAGAAGATATACCAGACGCACCTGACTGGTTAGTAGCTGAGATGAAAGCTCTAAAAGCAGGAGAGAGTAAAGAAGGTTTCGTAAAAAATAGGAAAGGTTTAGACCTTACAGATAGAACAGAAGACGAAATAGCACAGATAATCCAAGAGTGCCTGAGCGTAATCACACACCAAGGGGCAGGTAGCAGAGACCATTGGGTGAAAATAGGTATGGCAATAAATTCCGAGCTACCGAATGACCTAGGACTAACCCTATGGTCTTCCTGGTCATCGGAAGACCCAGACTATGCAGAACACTGGGACAACTCAAACCCATGCGAACCAGTATGGAAATCATTTAAGGGCAAAGGGGTAGGGCTGGGATCTCTCATATTTTGGGCAGATAGGGAAGACCCTAAGAGAGCTAGGTTCTCACCTAACAGTAAGGAAATTGTAGAGAAAGCTGAAGCTAAGCAAGTAATAGACACTCGCCAATTCATACCTAACTTCGATGAGTTTTATGAAAGGGCGGACAAAATATTTATGGATGAAAGATCCTCAGTAGGTAAAAGGCGTTATCAACTGAACCGCCTAGCTAATGATGCAGGGATAAGAGTCAAAGGTGCTCAGGAAATAACAGAAATGTACCTATCAGAGAGAGAACAAAGGATGGGTAAATGTAAACAAAGAACAGCAGAAGAACGCTTTGACAATCCAGCAAAAGCTCATTACTACATACCAGGAATATTTTGTGCAGGTGTATGGGTTCTATCAGGTGAGGGAGGCTCAGGTAAAACTAATATGGCATGGGCTTTTGCTAGAAAATTCCTAGCGGGAGAAAGCCTAGACACAGTAGACGGAAGTAGATCCACAGAGAAAGGAAACGTTATCTGGTTATCAGGAGACCAGATGGATGCATCTATAGATGACCAGCTAATAACTCACCTAAAGAAAGAGCACACCAAAAATTTGCACATAGAAAGCAACTTCAACATCAATGACTACCCCGCTTTCATGTCACTAGTAAATGAGCACAAACCAAAATTAGTGGTAATAGACAGTCTTAGATCGTGCCATAGAGGTACAGGTATATCTGAGAACGACAGCGAATTTGCGCTACCTCTTAGATGGTATGAACAGATGATGGGAGACATGTTCCCTAGCTGCATGATATTAATTCTCCACCACAGTGGAAAAGGTGGATCTGGTCCTAGAGGTACAAGTGCTATTAGAGATATGTGCTCTTTCTCTATGAACTTCGAGATACCTGCCGCTAAAAGTCCTTATAACCCTCTAACTACTAGGGTCATAACCTTCAAAAAACATAGATTCGGGTTAACAAACCACCAGGTAACAGCAGCTTTAAAAGATGACGACACTATAAGACTCACGTACCAGGGGGCAGTTGACGCTGAGTGTAAGGGGGCTTCTGTTCAAGACAGGGTAAGAATAGTTTTAACCAAGGACTCCAACAAAGTATGGACAGTAGAGGACTTATCCCAAGATCAATTTGTAAGTGGGAGTAAAGAGGCAGTACGAAAAGCACTACAAAGATTAGATAGAGAAGGTTTAGCCGCAAGAACAGGTTCCAGTGAGGGTGGTAGAGGTAAAACTAACCATTGGAGAGCAGCAGGTACTGGTCCTATATATAAGAGTTTTATTTCGTCCCAGTATCCAAAATCAACTGGTACGACAGGTAAAATAACTGGGAAGGAGGTTGTCCCAACCCCTGATTTGTCCCAGTTTCAGGAGTCTCTAGATAAGTGGACATAGTGAGACAATTTATTAGTGGGACAGCCCTATGTCCCACACCTAATACCTTCCAGCACAAGCATTTATGGCCAGTTGGGACAAAACAACACTCTTATATAGGGGTTTATTAACTTTTTTGACACCCAGTAGACACAGCTAATCTAGTGTGCTACATTGACAATGTACTTTGCAGGTCCACTCATGGCCTCTCCTATAAAAAGAAAACTTATTAGCCTCGATCCAGAGGCTACTGAAAGTCACATAACACGGCTCCACTTCCTCTATGGGGAAGAAACAATATACGTGGAAGCGGTGGTAGACGATTTTCAACTGGTGCGTCACCAGACAATGCTAGAGCCAGCAGAATATGGCCCTGCCATATGTTGCACTTCCCTCCTATGGGGAGAAGACGTAACAGTAGACAACGAACCTTCCATAGAAGAGATAGACGAGCTAGTTGGCTCTCTAGATATATCTTCTTGGACACTAGTAAATCAGGAGGACGTTTAAAATGACAGACAAACAATTTGAAGAGTACGCCACACTATCTAAAGCGTGGAGAGTACTACTTGATAAGAAAAACAAGTATCTGAATGAGAGTAACGAACAAAGAAGTGCAGATAATTTTGACGAATCTATGAACTCATTTTACAAGTACATTGGTTATTCGGAAGCCTGCAATGATCTGTTTGGGTTAATGATGGATGCGGACAAGCCCAAACAACTAGAACTCGATGTGATGGAGGTTTTGCAATGAGTGACTTTAAAGTGTACTACGGTATTGAGGAACTTCACAGAGTAAACACAGCTGTGAGCATCTGTTTCGACACAGAAACTACAGGACTACAACCAGAGAAGGGAGGCTTGCGCCTCCTTCAAGTAGCCTCCGATGTGCATAAAACAATTATTGTTATTGATTGTTTTGAACTTGAGGATGAAGATTGGGTAACGTTAGACAGATTCTTTAATAATGGAGAGCGTTTTTGGCTAGCTCATAATGCTGTATTTGATGTTGGTTGGCTACAAGAGCATGGGATACACCCTAGAGGTATTATGCGTTGCAGTTTTTTAGCTAGCAGACTTCTGACCAATGGTATTCCCCAAATGAAACATGGTTTAGATGCAGTGGTTAAACGACATCTAAATAAAGAACTCTTAAAAGAGCAACAAAGATCTGATTGGAGTGCAGAAATTCTTAGTGAGGAACAATTGGAGTATGCAGCAAAAGATGTGGAAATCTTATGTGAATTAGATATTGTCCTTCAAAAGAAAATATTGATGGCCGGACTAGGAGATGCTTTCGCTCTTGAGTGTAAAGCTATACCTGCTATGGCACAAATGTGGAGGACAGGTCTTCCCTGGAACAAGGGTTCTGTTGCTGAGCAACTCAGTAATTATGAAATAGATGCTGAAGAAAAGTCCAAAGATTTTATAAGACAGCTAGATAATGCTCTCCCTGAAGGAAGTAAATTACCTAGGGAAGAGACTGAGGAAACTAGAAGGTATGAATTTATAGGAAATAAAATAGCAGAGATGGGTCACGATCCAGATATGAGAAAGAAATGGTATGACGAATTAGAGGTTCTTAGACCTATTGTAGAACTAGCTCCTATAAATTTAAGGGCTAAAGATACAGGTTCTAAGAGATTAGGAACTAAAAAGTATGCAGGGTTCAATATAAATAGCCCTAAGCAACTTATAGATAAATTGGAGAATATAATGGGCTTTGTACCATTAAATAGGGAGGGTAAACCTAGTGCTTCCAGAGAGTCTCTTAGGAAGTATGCAGCGGACCATAGAGTTATACAGACCTACTTAGATTGGAAAAGAACGGAAAAGAGGAGGCAAATGCTTTCCTCTATACAGGAAAAGATGAACACGGAAGGTTTCGTTAAAGCTTCCTACATGCAATTAGGTGCAGACACGGGGCGCATGAGTTGTATAAAACCTAATAATCAGCAGATACCTAAAGACCCTGTGTTTAGACAGTGTGTTGAAGCTCCAGAAGGGTGGAAAATAGTTGACGCTGACTTCAGTCAAATGGAGTTGAGACTTGCAGCTGCTTTAGCTAAGGATGTGAATATGACAGAAGCTTTCAAATCAGGGGAGGATTTACATGCATACACAGCTAGACAAATGGGCTGTGATAGACAAGTGGCTAAATCCGCTAACTTCGGTCTTCTATATGGGGCTGGGGTAGAAGGACTAAGAAACTACGCAGGCAGTACAGGTCTATTGATGACGCAAGAGGAAGCTGAAAAAGTAAGAACTGACTGGTTAACTACTTACTCAGGTATAAGAGCATGGCAAGCTAGTAACCAACTGATATGCAGAAAAACAGAAGGAGATGAGTGGCCCGAAACTAGGGTACCTGTAACTAATATGCGTAGATACCTTAAAGGAGGTTTAAATAAACCGACAATAAGGTGTAACACTCCTATCCAAGGGGCGGGTGCTGCAATACTAAAGTATGCTTTAGTTGATCTATGGGAAAAAGTTAAACAAGCGGGAGAGGATAATGTGAAAATAGCAGCAGCTGTTCACGATGAGATACTTCTCTTAGTTAGAGATGAAGATGCAGAATTATGGGCAAACAATCTCAAACATTCTATGGAAAAAGCTGAATATAAATGGCTAGGAGAAATACCCTCTTTGGCTGAAGTATCTGTAGGTAAAACGTGGAGAGAGGCACATTAATTTCCTGGAAGGAGTAACCTATTACAAGAGCCTTGGGGATTTAATGCATGCAACCTACAGAAAAAAGCGGAAGACAAATAATAATGGAACAGCTAAATAAGGCTATAGCCTTTTCAACTACCGGGGATCTTCAGAGAGCAGCTATATTTTTGGAACAGGCAAGAGAAGTTAGAATGGGTAAAAAGGGAGCACGTTCCAAAGGAAGGCGAGACTTCGCAAATTCTCGTGTGCGTAAAGTGGATAGACCTGTATCATGGTAGAGTAGTACAACTACACTTAGTAAATGGCCCTAAAACACGGAAACAAAATCTATTTGCAGCTACTTTTAGACCCAAATAGGGCAAAGCTAGCCGCAGACCTAGCTTCTTGTGAAGGTATTAAAACTACTGCTTGGATAAGAAACGCTGTTTACAACGAACTTCAAAGGCAACTTCCTACCTCCGTATATAAAGAAGCTCAAGCACAAGATGAAGCAGTATGGAGAAGATCTGTAAGACGCAGAATAGAGGGAAGAAGCGATTCAACAACTTTCAACAACAATGACATCTATTAGCACTCAAAGAGTTGGGCAACGTTACCACCAAGGCGATCGTGTAAAGAAAAGAACTATTGGTGGCAATAAACCTGCCCGTTATGGGACAGTGCTTAATCCTATAGAAGGTAAAGATCGTAGAGGATCAAAAATATGGTACTACTCAGTCCAATGGGATGATCTGAAGACCCCAGCTACACACGCACAACAATCTTTGATTCCTCTCAATGACTAGAAGACAACGCACCATTGCAGAGGAAGAAACACCTCTTGGTATTAATCAGATTCCTCCAGATAGTGAGGAGATTAAACGTGCACTAGAACGTATAGAAGAATTAAAGTTCTGGGTTAGCGAACGCAGAAAACAATTAAGGTTTCCATCTAAATAAGTCACTCCACCAAGGAGGTTTAGGTTGCACAACTTTGTTTTCTATGCAAGCTATCTTTGCCAATAAATAATGAATTTTGTCTAGTGAATGTGATATGAATACACTCTGTTGATAGTTCTGCCTATATATAGCATCTATACACCTTTTTAGTTCATTTATATCATCTGTCTCTAGTAGATGGCGAATAGAAGTCTCCATGTCCAATTCCTCCTCTAATGTGGGAGGTTTTGCTAACTCCAATACATAAGAAAGATCAGGAGGGAGAGATGAATTTGCCATTGCGTTCCAAAAGACCTGTAAGGAGGTCACGTTTCCCTCCCCATGTCCACGTTCTAAACCAATTAGCGTCTTTTGCCAAGAGTTCAGGCGCAACTTTTCTAATCTCAGCTTGCAATTCAGAGATAGCAGCAAGCATCATCGGATCACCTCGATCAAATGCATCGAAGAAATCTCTTAGATCCAAGTCATCCATCTAATTCTTTCTCTAACTCTTCTGCTTTTTCAGCTAAACCAGTATATAAGCCATGCATTTCATGTGAATCAAGATGCCTTCCATCAAGAACATACAGACGATCCATGCGCATTTGTCTTGCCTGTTGTTCTTTAACCCACTCTGTTCCCATGACAGTACACATGGCACGATTTTTTAACTCACTCATTGTAATTTGGTAGTTTTCTCTGGGAATAATCTAGCCTCTACAAAATCAACTGCTTGATCGTCAATTGTATTATTCGTCTGTTTTGCCAAAGATCTTAAAAGACTTAATATTGTCTTTTTACCTGCATCACTTCTTAAGTAAGCATACAGAAGAGGCTTCAGTGGTTTCAGTAGTCTTTTCATAGGTACTTTTAACACTTCCTTGCACTATAACTAATTGTTAATTTTAGGCTGTAAATATATATATCAATAAAAGAACCTTGCATGATCCCCCACTCGGCAAGGTTTTTTTTTATGCCTTGGCAAATATCCAACCGTTACATATATATTTTCTTACTTTAGGTGGAAAGCCACGATGTAGAAATGTCCATGTAGCAGGGAACATAACTAATGTGCCTCTTTCTGGTTGTAATCTTGTCCCATCAGCAAATTCTGTATAACCTTCATCCTCTTTTTTAATAGTATTTAGATACCACATAAAAGTAAAAATTCTCGTAGCTCCACCTGACATACTCCAGTCATTATGCCAATCGTAAAATCCTCCAGCCTCATATCTTTGTAACTTATACCCTGTGTCACTGAACTCATAATCGTAGGGAACAGCATTTCTATGAATGGTAATTAAATGCTCACGATATTCATCTAAACCTTTTTGTAGAGCATTGAAAAAAATATTGTCTTCTTCTTTCCAATGGGAATATCTTGTCATTACAAAATCTTTTGTCTGTTTCATTTCTTTATCAACTCTTTTATCTGTACCAAGTACCCCATCTTCCTTTAATGGTTCTTCGTCGAATCTATTAATTACATGTTGACAAAATGATTCTGATAAAGAGTCTTCTTTACTCCAAATAAAATTACGAGTATCAGCTATAGGTCTAAAAATTGCGTTTTTATATGTCATGGCATCGCTGAAATCCAACCCGTACAAATGTATTTTCTAATCTTTGGAGGGAATCCACGATGCATATAAGTCCAAGTAGCAGGAAAGACCATTAACATTCCTGCCTCTGGTTGAACCCTCGTTCCATCAGCAAATTCTGTATAACCAGCATCTTCTATTTTTAAAGTATTCAAATACCAAAGGAAGGTATATATTCTTGCTCCTGATGGACCCATGCTCCAATCATTATGCCAATCAAAGAATCCACCGGGTTCATATCTCTGCATTAAATAGCCTGTATCTTTTATTTGATGACTCTTAATTGGTGTTGCTAAATGATGAATGGTATGTAAATGCTTGGCATAACCCTCTAGACCTTTTGTTAAAGCTTGATAAAAAATATCATCTTCTTCTTTCCAATGAGAAAACCTCGAAACATTTAAGTCCTTAGTTTGTTTATGATCCTTTTCTACACGCCTATCTTCACCACATACCCCATCATGGACTTCTGATTCTGAATTAAATTTTTCAATAATATTTTTACAAAAATCTTTTGATAATGAAGTTTTGTCAAGCCAAATAAAATCCTTCACCAACCCATTTATCTGGACACTTTCATTCTTATAAGGAGCTTCAATCATAAATTTTTTGTCCATGCATCTTTACTATTAATCAATACAGCGACCTGCTGTTCAAGCCTATTTAAACGAGCAAAGATTTCTCTCGTATCTTTCTGTTTTCTGTTACTAATGTTGCTGATTGTCATCAGGGCCATAGAAAAACACGCCCCAACAATTGCGGCAATAATCTCATTCATTTAGATTAGTAGCGTATTGCAATCATTTTATGCCAGAACCTCAAACCCCACCTAAAGAAGAAAAGAAAAAAGGTATTGTTGGCAAGCTTAAAGAGAAGATTGATGATAAAGAAGAGCAGTTAGTTATCTTAAGCACCTTCGTTAGACTAGGAGTCGTTGTCTGGAGTGGTTTTATACTGACTCTTAACTATGTAGAAATCCCAGGATTAGGACAACAGGAAAGGATCGACCCGACTTTCATAGCATCTGTTTTTACTGGTGCGCTGGCTAGTTTCGGACTCGAGACAGCAAAAAAGAGGGGTGATGGAACATATAAATCTGATGATGAAAAGCCTATGAACAAAAAGGAGATTGAAAAATTAATTAATACTCAGCAATCAGGGGCAGTCCAAACCATAAGAGTTCTTACACCCCTTAAGATAGAGGGAGCTGAACTTGTGAAGGTCGATCCAATCACAGGTAAAGAAATTGACCCCCAGAATGGAAAGCTTAAATGAAGAGACTGATTCCTCTGCTGTTTCTGTTTGCAGCTCCCGCACATGCTGATCTGATGCATAGCATCACAACATCAACTCAGTTGAATGTGAACGCTGCTGCTACTCAAGCTGAACGCATAGGTAGCTCTTTCAGCATTTCTGGGAATAACGTAGATACAACTGATGGAACGACAGCCTCAACCGTATCGGTAGGGACTATCACCTCTGGTGTATACGCTCCGGGGACTATTGCTGCAACTCAAGACACGGCTGGTTCTGCTTTTTCCTTCAGTCAGTCCTATACCCAAGCAGACGCTATACCAACCTCTGCGCCTACTGTTGGCACAGTTGGAAATTTTGGTAGCGTAACTTCTACCGCAGCAGGTACAAAAGATACGCTTGCGGGAACTATTTTATCATCGGGACAGGTGAGCATTACAGCCGGAGGTAGCGGCACGAGTGCAATTGGATCAGTAGTTACAGAAGTAACTGTCAGGTAGTGAAAAGGTTTTTACCCCTATTATTACTTTATTTTTCCCCCGCTTATGCTGTTCCTGTCGTCCCGAACTTCACGCAAGGATCGCTCAACTCCACCACAAGAACTACATCCAATATTACTGAAACCATTGTCAGCACTGACTATAACTCTGGGCATACTTATACGCTTAACGGCACGAATATCTCGGTGGATGGATCAACAATGGCCCCTCCTCCGTCAACGACGAACCAAACAATAGACGGTACTAATTATACATGGACAGGCGCAGATCTAAACAACAAGCCAAATGTAACGGTGACAAATACTGCACTTCCTTTTCAGTACGCAGAGTCTTACATTGGCCCAGGACTTTCCAACCGAACAGTTATTCAAAGGACAACAATCATAGAATCCGTTACAGAAAGTACCTCAGTATTCTCACAATAATTAGCTGCATATTATCACCTAAAGTATTAGCAAATACCTCCCAAACAGCAGCTCCTGTCGCTAATTCCAGTGGTTCGGTGACGAACATGGCAGTGCAGAACTTGCAGGGAAATTTAATACAGAATCAGTACGGAGGTAATATCGTATGCCAAGGTCCGATGTTGACTTTCTCTCCATTTGTAACCGATTCACATACATATAGTTTGCCTAAAGAATATCACTATGATGCACCAGTATATGATGATGAAGGTGATATTATTTACCATCAAAACATAAGAACAGGTCAGAAGGATAACTACAGTTTTAACCTAGGATTTAGTATAAATTTTAGTATCCCACTAGATAACTCTCTACAAGATAGGTGCAAAAGTGCTATAGATAATCAGTTGGCTATAACAAAACAAAATGTAGAAAATAAGAAACTAGATTATGCAATCGCTCGCATCAGGGAATGTGGCAAATTGCTTAAGGAAGGTATTGTTCTGACTGATGATTCTCCCTATAAGGATCTATGTAAGGATGTCAGAGTTGTAGCTAAACCTGTAGAGCTATTACCTCACGTACACAAAATAGGTCGAGAACAGTGACCCGTATCAACCGACGCAAGGCTTCGTGGTCTGTTCTCTGTATTCTAAATATACCTCATTTATCTTCCTTCTTCTTCTTAGTTGTAAGTTTTTTAAATAACGTCTTAACTACTGGCTTGATTGCATTAAGTAA